AACCAATCGTCCTTCAGCTTCGATACCTTCAGCAATTGGTTTGTATGGCGGTACACCTTCTGGTAGAAGCCATTTAACTCTGTCGTCATATGTCCAGCCAAGAACCTGTTTCATCGATGCGCTACTATGCTGTTGTAGCTTTGCAATCTTTTCCTTCTTGGTTCTGCACTTCTCAACTTCTCTAAAGATTTCATAGAAGGTCTTTGTCATTAAAATTCTCCAACGTGTTCCATAAGATTTTTCAAACGCTTCTTGATAAAGTAATTCAACAATCCCTTTCTTTCGGGGATTTGATACTCATCATATTGTTTATTTATCTGCGTCTGAATCTCTGATGGAATCATGTCTAAGTTTACAAGAGCCTCATTACGCTTGTAGTTGCGTAGCATAAAGTCATTACAGAAGTCAACAGGATCAAGACTAATCCATGTGTCGAGTTTCTTTGACATCAGAGGCTTCTGTCGCTGGCCAGCAACGATACAGTTATCACCTGACAAGAAGTTAGGAATACCATCACCTCTGTCACCCTTCATAATATGCTCTCGCAGAAATGCTTCTGGATTGTTGATCCGAATCCATTTCTTTGTGATAGGGGAAAACTGTTCGACATTTGCATACTTCTGTAGCTGTCCAAAATCCTTGTCACCAGACAATACCAGAATAGGTTCTACATCATCTGCTTTTAGAATTTTACCAAAACGATGACACAGAGTACCGATGATATCATCAGCCTCTGCTGTTTCGATCTGAAGTACACGCCAAGGAAAATTTTCTTTTAGTTCATCACGAATGGTGTTTAGAACCGTAAAGATTTTGTTCCAGTCTAACGGAGACTTCTCTCTGTCATTTTTTCTGTGGGCTTTGTAGTAGGGGAACATCTGCTTACGCCAATAGTTCTTATCATCACAACAGATAACAAGATCGCCGTACTGTTCACCAAACTTACCTTTGTATAGACGCAGGCTGTTTAACACCATATGTCTTACAAGGTCTTCATCGATTTCATTGTTTCGATTGTTTCCAATCTGCATCATCAGGTTTGAAATCATCACCTGATTCAAGTCTAAGAGTATCATTGTACTTACTCACATTTACATCCTATATTATATAGTAAACTATTCTCTGTATTTTGTCAAGTCTTTAATTCGACTTTGTATCCACTCTCTTACGATAATATCCTGATCTGTGTATTGACCGTCTTGCAACACTTCCATACGAGTCAATTCGTTCAATAGAATTCTTTCGGCCACCCAATCTTCACTAGACATTGCATACTCCGCTGGCACTTTACCCCACCCCACTTCTCTGTCCCATTGTCGTTGTGTGTAAGTATTACTCATCTTCTTTACCTAGTAAGTTGTGTTTACCTTCCAGCATAACGACTTTATCATGTTTGATCATATCAATGATCACCTGTGTTAAATCTACTTCTTTCTTCAGATAATAAATCTTGGTTTGTAGTTCTATCATCTCTTTTTGATAGAATTCAAGTTCCTGTTCTTTGCGTAACTTTTGTTCTATAAATTCAGATACAAGAATGATACGCTGATCATCACTCATCGAAAAAATCTTCATCATCATCTACATATTCAATCTTAGGAAATGTAGAACCAAATTCCTCATCTTCTTCTTTGTCAGCAACTTCCATAGCCTGATCAATCTGTTCATGCAGTGGATGCTCCAAGCCAACACTTCGATACATGGATGATCGAACTGTCTCTACAGTAAATGCAAAATCTTTCATGAATTCGTCTTTTTCGATTTCGATTCCAGATAGACTGATGTTGGCTAGAAGTGTACTACAGTGATGATCGACAAGAGCATTGACATACTCTTCCTTTGCATGACTGATCTTCGCTTGAACTTCATCAAGAGATTTCTCTTGACCGATAGCGCGAATATTAGTTTTGGGGAATTCAATAATTGTTGACATTAGAAACTCCTCTGTTGAATCTATTTATCATCCGCGTGGAACCACAACGCGCCGTTTGACGACGCTAGTCCCTTCCTTACCATATCGATCATCGATCCAATCACCGTTCTTAAGATACCATTCGCAGTGACGAATGTATGCAGCAGTATCGGCCACATGCATAGCAGCATGTTTCAATCCTTGTCGTTCAGCCTTACGATGCTCAGACAGAAGTTGCTTCTGATGCTTGATCCATTCAGTCACGTTCTTTCGTGAGAAGGTATCATCATCAGGAAGTGCAACGACAGATGGGTGTATGTTCTTATACTGTGGCGGGTTAGCAGCTTGACGCTTCTCTCGTGCTTTCGCTAGACGCTCACTAGCAGCCTTCCGCTGCTCCTCAGTCATAGGCTTACGCTTACGCTTCGGCTTTGTACGCTTGGATGTCAAATCGTCTAGGATTGCTTTCTCTAGCTGTTGACGTGCAGCTTTAGTGGCTTTCTTCATGTAGTTTCTCCTTGTGCTACTAACTTGTCCATTTCTTTAATCCAATTACCTTGGAAATTGGTTTTCTGATACCCGTGATCAATCTGCCACTCGTCCATCGTAATTTGTCTGGGTTCGATCTTGGGCTTGCCGCCCGGAAAGAAGAGATAAGCGAGAGGCTGGCCTTTGCGAATAAACAATGTATCTTTGTTGTTAAACGCAGCCTTGGGCATCAGCATGTTTAGGCTTATTGGCATGTATAGCTTCGGATGAAGCTGTAACGTGCCTGTCATAGTGAGCATTTCAGACTTCTTATCTAAATGGTAGCAGGGGTCTAAGAAGACCATTTCCATCGGCTCATCTGCTATGAGAATAAACTTAAAGGTAAACAGAAGATTGATGTGGGTTTCCTCAAATGACGGGTGCATCATCTCTGCTACATCACAAGATGAAACAGACTGGAAGCTAGGCTCCGTCTCACCACTTGCAAATAAGATTCTACTACCTGCTTGGGGACCAATGATCATAACGTCTTCCGGTGCGCGAAGCAGATAACTGTTTTTGAATAGACGTACAAATGAGGGACAACCCTTGACGTTTTTTTCAAAGTCATTCCGGCTTACGTCAAACTGATCTTTTGTATTAGGTAGCTGCTTGAACCAGTCTGGAAAAGAGGGGGTTAGCCATTCGTGTACTCTCTTAAGAGCAGGGGCGTGAGGCGTAAGAAGATCACATTTCATAACTATCAGTCTTTCATGATTTCAAAGTTATCATCATTCGATAGGTGAATCCAACGAGTGTCTTTGACTTTCTTTGAAGTCCACTCTTTAGTCTTAGCAGCATCGCGGGTCTTGATAGTGAATGTCTGTTTCTCAGATTCCACTAGCATCGCTGGTCGACCAATGAACTGTGAAATCTCTCTGATTGTCCATATCTCACCATGTTGCTCAATACGGTTTTTACCATGACGCGATACACCTTGAAGGCAGATAGTGTCTCCAACCTTAAAAGAGTTTGTGGCCATGCTCAAATCCTCTCATAATGTCAATTTCATCTTGACGCTCTGCAATCCAGTCAAAAAGATGTGGACACATCTCAAACAACTGACTACCAGCAAAGAGTTTGCGAGTACCATCGAACCCTACTACAGTGACCATCAAGTCAATACCAGCAGTGGTTCGTACATCCTCGACAATACCGATGTCAGGGATAATCGTACCCCCGCTTACATCACACATCCACAGTTCTTCCATGAAAGTCTTTTCTTCTGGAGTCATTGGTATCTCCTTACCAAACAAGTAAAATAGGAAGTGCGATAACGATCATAGTAGCTGTAGTACCGATCACGATTTTCAAAGCAGTCAACATTGCGAATCACCTCTCTTGTTACTTGTAGATAATAGCAGAATTAGAGATTAAGTCAAGGGCTTTTTTCACTAATTTTGTCGATTTTTTTCTCAATTCTTTCAAGGGTTTGAAAGATATCATCTCTGATTGATTGGAGGGATTCCCCGTTTTCATCAAGAGAATCAGATGCAAGACGCCGAATCGTGGCGTCTTGCTCTTCCCTGATTCGGCGTAGCATATATGCTTCGTGTCCTTCTCTCATTAGCTTACTCACATAACTTTCTTCAGCCATTCTGCTTCTGTAGTCCCTGTAGGAACCCTGTCCACTCAGCAGCCCGCAAATCCCAATTAAAGAAGTTGTCAGTCCAGTTCTTTTGGAACATCATCTTGCGTTGCATATCATCTGTGTTATGATTCTCAATAGCTGCATGAAGCATATTAGCAAAGATGTTTGCATGTTTATTGAGGTCTTCACTCCACTGATACATTGTAGCAAAATTTCCTGTTGTCTCTGGTAGTGCAGCATAGTTAGGACATACGACTTGACAACCAGCAGACATAGCTTCGATCACACTGATACATGAAGTCTCAGGCCATACATTTGGATATGCATAGATGTGTGCTTCCTGCAATGCTTCACGAACCACATCATTAGGTTGATAACCATGATAAGTCATGTTTGGATGTTCACGGATTTGATCGAACATTTCAAGATATGGTTTATCTGCATCCGGCCAACCATACGCATTGAATGAAGAGAATACATCAAAGTGAATCTTATCACCATGAATCTTAGCAAGTTCTTGAATAGCAGCCACAGCAATATTCAAACCACGATGTGGTGTTGTGTGATAGATCAGACGAATTTGATCTTTGCTTTTCTCTTTCCAAGGAATAGGATCGATTGCATTGCGGAGTACGAAAGACTCGTTAAAAGGAACTCCATGTGCGAGATGATACGTTTGAAACTGATAGTTTGATACAAACACCAACTTTGCAAACCGCTTACGCAACTCATCATTTGACAGATGCTCAGACTCTGGATCATCCCATGTATCATGAAGCCACAAAATGTTTGGTTTATCTGGGTCCATATAACGGACACGAGATTTGATGATATGAAACTGATCAAGCAAATCATTATCGACACGAGCATACAACTGCTCGTTCATCATCTCAGTACCACCCTTTGCATTAGCGTAAGTACCGTCTGATGATGGGCCCATTTCAAATTCATCGTCTTCTTGTTTTGTATCATCAATGATATTAATTTTACTCATGATTTACTCCAATAGTATATCCTGTTACAGAGTCGAATCTAAATGATCTCCAACCCTCTTTCTCTAAATCCCAAACAGCAATATAATCATTTGATTTATCTGCTGTACCCTCAGTAACTTCTTTCTGTGGTGGAAGATATTTATCATTCAAAGTACAACGCATTGTACGAGCGGTCCCATCTCTTTTAAGGAAGTTAACTTCGACCACGCCTTCTTGAAGTCCAGTCGTTATCTGAAGTCTCTGTCGTAGAAGTTCTTCTTGCTCTTCTGCTTCAGCGTTCATATTATCAACAATTGTCACCGTATGCTCCTTCATCTAAAAATGATACTAACTCAGTATACCCACCAATATGCTTTGTGTCAAGCCAAATCTGTGGAACAGTTTTGAATCCATTATCAATGAGGTATGCTCTTGATAAGTCACTTTCGTTGATATCGATATACCTATAGTCCTCTTCAAGGCCATCTAAAAGATTCTTAGCCCGTACACACCAGCCGCAGTTTTCTCTACCATAGATAACATAAGTCATTACACTAATCCGCGAAATAAGTCTCAAGCATTTCTAGACGATCATTAGCAGCAGCCATCTTGTCTAGTTCACATTGGACTGCTTCCATGATATCATTATGTTCGCCGATACCAGCAGGATTCCTCATGTAAACTTCTACATTAGCTTTGTGCAATTCAATCTCACCTTTAGCGTGAGCGATAAGTGCGTTTACCATTGTCTGTCGCATTTAGTTCTCCATTTAGTTGTCTCATGAGGTATGCGAATACGTTACCCCAATAGTTGTGTGACCATGAGCCTACTTCACAGTGACCCATAACTTCAAGCACATTGTCTATGCGCTTTTCTGTAAGTTCAATCGGATGCATTTTCTTCACGATGCTCCTTCAATCCCGAAATCATATCTTCAATATCTTGGGTTTGAATGTCATACATCTTTTCGTAATCGGGATCAAAGTCTTCTGGTTCTTCAGCACCTTCTTCTTCTTCATCCCAATAAAATTTTAGGTCAAAGTTCTTGTATGCTTCTTCTCCTATATATTCTTCGTCCCACAAATCACCATCAGCGTAGACTAAAGAACCAAAGAAGTTCGGCATCTCATCATCATATGTACCTGTCATGATCACGTCTGGATCAATAGCATGAGCCTCTTTATGTATTCGTAGAAGAAGATATTCTGGATATCCCCATGCAGATTCAAAGTGAATACTTTCCTCATATGCATCTGTAATATGACACCACTTAGCACCGATGTTGTCAATATACCAACCATAGGTTTCTGGATCAGACTCAGTTGCATCCCAAGTATCGAACATCTCATGGACCGGTCTAAAGTGTTCGTAATTTGTACGCTCTTCATCTGGTATTGTCATCTTATCTACTAGATCACCAAACCACTTTCTTACTTCATCATTACCTTCACGAATTTCAATCGTCGTTGACACATGATTGGCCATTTCCATTTCTCCTATTTCTGGAACCTTAGATTATACTGTTTACCGTTGTGATAGAATGTCACAATAGAATGAGAGTAGACCTCTATGACTTCCTCATCATAACGAGTTTCAATTTGACATACTCGTTTTGTACCACCAGTAGCATTAGAATTGCTGTGTCCAAGCATACCACCAAGCAATGCACCAACAGCACCGCCATTGTCTACATTCTTAGTGACATTATTACCAATAATTCCACCAATGATAGCACCCGCTAATGCGTCACCTGTCTTATCACCACTTACTGAATGATTAGTGCAGACTTCCACATTATAGGGAACTCGATTTACGACTGTCTTATTTACGTCTTGTACTGTTTCAGCGTGAGCAGATAGTGGATCAACAATCAAAAGTCCACCTAGTACTGCAAGTCCAAAAAACAATTTGTTGTTGTACACTTTTTATTCTCCTCTAGAATTGGCGACTGCGGCAGGACTCGAACCTGCGACCTACAGTTTAGAAGACTGTTGCTCTGATCCAACTGAGCTACGCAGCCAATAACTTTACAAGCCATGTGTGAAGCAAATTAAATAATTCCCAATCGTCTTTTGCTAGAAGGAATACTATTACAATTGCTAAAATTAATCTCATCTCAAACTCCAATGTTGGAAGTCAGAGAGAACAACATAACCCCACACCATAACAGATGGAACTTTCACTGTGGGCCAACCAACCAATATGTTCTCTCCGACTCACTGATACATCCTAACAAAAAAAGAGGGCTGTGTCAAGCCCTCTTTGCATTTTTTTATGACAAAACGTCATTTTCTTCTTCCGTGTACGGCCACATTATAACTCTCCTTAAAAGAGGCTGATTTTGCTCTGCCCGTAAGTAAGTTTTCGCTGACGACG